AACTGGGGGCGACGAGTAGACATTGATTTTACCTCATGTGACTTGGTTGAACGAACTTGTGCTACCGAAGTAGCAACATCATCTTGTACGATATACATTCCTGCGTCTTGAAGAGCACCGTGGAAGGACTTTCCACCCGTCTCACCTAAAGGGTCAAAACTTGTAATTTCTCCATCGGAAGAAGCTGGAAATACAGCGGTCTCATCATAACGCTTACTATAGGAGACCACAAAAAATTTACCGCCATCCACCGCTTCGAGAAGAAGCTGATGCTGACCAGCGTCATTTTTTTGCTCTTTTACGACTTTTACAGCGATACCATTAGGCACAGCAGACCTCCGTTTAAATCATATGTAAAAACGATAAAACATTATCACTACTATTAGAAGCTGCGCTAGACTGACGGTAAGCATTTTCTGCAGATGCTGACGCTTGTTCTATTATTTTTGTAATCTGTTGCAATTCCCTTTCCGTATCTCCTATAGTACCTTCCAATTCCTTGTCGCTTAATTCCTGTTTCAATTGTGGAAGAACAAACGGAGCAAACTCTTCTAGAATTTCTCGTAAATAAGCAACTTCAGAATCGGCATCTCTAATAGCACTTATTGCTGCCATAGCTCGATCTATAACTTCTGCTATATAAGTGTCGAAATCTTTGTATTGGTACTCGTATGCAGCAGGATTAGCTGCACGCCTATATAGATGCCCATTAACCTTGATTAGTGTAGGTAGCTTTTTCATTATAAGGGCTCCGAAAACTTGATCGGGTTGGATGGTTTAATCAGATCCCACTAGAAGCTGGTTGAACAATCCAAGAGATAAAAACTCCCCCGGAGAGCTTATGCCCTCCGGGGGAGATCGGGTACCTAACTACTAGAGCCGAACACCCTTGGAAACACCGCGAGAGTTGCCCAGCACGGTCGCTTGGCGCAGGAAGAGGAACCACCCACGCACAGCGCGTCCCAGCATGCGCTGGTCGACGACACTGCTATTCAGTGCGATCATGTTGGCCTTCACGCCGAGCGTTGCGGGCGAGCTCAGGAAGTACACTTCGCCAGGCTGCAGAACCTGCAAGGTGTCATACCGGAACCCGTCGGTGATCAACTCGATGTCACCGAGACGACCGAGCTTGCCCTCTACGGCCAACTCGTGCTTCTCGATGGGGGAGTACCACCGCGCCCAGTCCGCGTCTGCGAACAGGTCGTCCCACAGGTCAATCGCCATCAGTGCATGCGGCACCGGGAGGCTCCACTGCCAGATCTGATTACGCAGGGTCACGAACACCTGGGGCGTAAACGCGTTGAACGCGATGACGTCGTTGTCCGTGGGCGCAGCCTGGTCCAACAGGAACTTCGTGATGTTGTCATCACGGACCATGGTGGCCTCGAGAGCATCGTTGTATTTCTCTTCGATGATCTGCGCGCCAGCCTCATGAATCTCGGCCTCTTCCATCAGCACCAGGGTCTCGAGGTTGTAACCGCGAGGATAGATGTACTTCTGACGAATGAGAGACTCAACCGTGTGAGCATCCGACAGCATCAGCCACGTGGTGACATCCTTCTGACGAATACGTACACGCGCAGTGCCGCCCTCGGCGACATCCTGCTGTGCGAACACCTTGTTGGTGAAGCCCATCCGGCCCATGGTCTCAGCCACGGAGTCGGTGAACACTTCGCCAAGCACCTGGAAAGGACCGCCGTCGGCAGGACGCTGCTCGGCGAGAGCGGCCTGTACCAGGTGACCCTGCTGACTCCACGAAGAAGTCGAAGCAGCCACAGCACCCTCGTCCTGGTAAATGTCACCAGCGCGGGCCTGCCTCACCATGGCGTCCATGATGTTGATGAGCTCGCTTTTGCTGCTGGCGTTGTACTCGCCATTGTCGCCCACCAGCTTGGTGGAAGCAGAGCGCGAAATTGTACCAGAGCGTGGGTTGGACTTAAATACCGGACCCATCGCGATGTCGTTGCCCTTCCGATCCCGAAGAGCAGCCTTACCTGAAAACACTTTAGACATTTGGTTTTCTCCTCTCTTCAGTTTCGGGTTAAGCCGGGCTGATGTATTCGATGGCAAGGTAGGGGTCGCCAGGTTGCGGAGGGCTAATTACCCGACCGAACTGGATACTCGCACCTGGGTCAACCGAAGATACAAACCCATTGGCAATCAAATAAAGAGGTGCACCAACTGCATATGCCGAATGGCAATCGTACATGCTGGTGTAAACCACACAGTTACCAAAACCAACCGTCATGAGACCGAATTGATCTTCGGCACCACGGTTGACGTGGCTCTGACGCAGGATGAGGTCGCGCTCAACTGCAGTCAGGTTCCACTTATACATTACGGTAACACTATCACCGGCTGCTGCTGCGTTGAAAGTCATCAAACCGGAAACAGTGTTAATCATTACCTGGACCGGGGGACCTGCTGCCGGAGGTCCAGGAGGAGCGATAACAGCCAGCGCAGCCGCTGTGGTGTTATCGTAAACGTACGCCTCAGCAACACCTGCACCGTAGTCAACGAGACCAGCGTGCGGAAGCTGAATGGTGTACGGACCAGGAGCAGCAGGGACTACGAAATCACGGACGTCCGTGAACGTGGTAGCGCTGATACGCGAAATGCAAGCGATACCGCAGGCACGCTCTGTACCTACTGCAGCACCAGCATGGCACAGCTGCACTACTTCATTACCTGCGGGGCCGGGAACACGCGTGAGCATGCTGCCTTCCTCGAGGATGTTGGTTGTGGGAGATACCTCAAACTGACGTTTCCACTCGAAGCGACTCCGAGTGAAATCATACTTGGTCTTTACAGACGCATTTGGGAGAAGCGGCATTACGTGTCCTCCATAATTAAGGGTTACCGCTGGTTACAATTCGCAACGTAATTCGCCGTGACTACTCGTTTTCCAATACGGGCACGAGTGCGTCACATTTATCACGGGAGTAATTTTGCCGCTTCGTCTTAGATGAGATTCGAATTTAATGTTGTACCGAGTAATTTTAGTGATAGTGAATCTCTGACAAAGAACTCGTGCCCGCGCTGTGATGCGTTACGCTGCACTCAAAATTCAGTAAACGTGATGTTGCAGGAAGGTAATGTTGCTTTTATCTGAAAGAGAGTAACTACAAAAGAAGTGATGCTACTTGTTACTCGGGCGATCTTTTCTTTTTTTACCTTTACCGGAAGACCAGTAACGGTTAATCATCATGACCTTGTAGCGCAAAGCCTTGGTTTTATTTTTGTAGCGTGCGCGCAGTTTCCCATGGCTATCAAAGGTACACCAAACCTGCTCGCCAGCTGGCTTCTTATCATCCATGTCCTTAGGAGTACAGGGACGTACACCATCCATCTTATCTGGAAGGTCGTAAGCGTAGTGTGCCATAGGAGTAACATCTTCTATCACTCTATAAACAGCACCACGAAAAACTATACTCTTTGGAATATCCATGGAGCCCACCGTATTAAGTGTTGTAGGTACAGGAGAGTTCATCATCTCTACTAGTTCATTTAGCGCACCAATTGATGCACCACTGTCAGTTCCGTAAACGAGCTCTCGAGATAGCTTGCGATCTGTTAGGTAATGACGGATGGACAATTTCAAGCTGTTGTTAACAATACCGCACTCAGCTAACATATCGTAAGCGTTTTCGAGCGATGCAATTCCCGCATCACCAGGGTGACCAAAGTCTACACTCTTTATTAAATTCACTGCCCGCTGCAAACACTCAGGCACACTAATTGGATTTACGGAGTAGGTAGCTGCTGATCTAGCTACTTCATCACCGGCTTTCAAAATTTCCTCGGCTAACTGCTCGTCATCTGTTTTATCTGGTACGTCTTCTTTTATAGCAGCTGGAAAACGCTTACGTAGATCTTCTAGCGCATCTCTTGACGCATGAAACAATAATCCGAAATTCAGGTCTTTACGTCCCGCAGAATATTCAGGACCACCTGATTTTGCTATGCTGCTCTCGTCGTTGATTTTCTTGACTACAGTTTTATTAAGCGCTTCTTCAATCGCGTAAAACGCGTCCTCAACATAAGCGTAACGCTGCTCTATCTCATCTGGAGGACCTAGCTCATCCTGGAGATTGAAGTCGACAATCAGCTGCTTGGCAGTATCAAAGGTTAGCAGCTTTACCCACGTATCTAAGAAGAGAAGCATTCCGTCGGAGTCTTCAGCATCCCAATCATCATGGATACGCTTTAGTACTGCCTCATCCAAAGCGGGAACAGCAAAAGCTCGACCAGCTATGTGAATAATGCTCAGCATTAACTGTTACAGCAATCCGTCGTGTCCACCCATATCTACCTTATTATGGCAGTATGAATAGATAGTCGCGCTGCGCCCACGGATGTACTCTAACAGCGACTGAATGACAGCAACCTCTTTACCACCGTTCCGCTTACTCCAATTCCATCCACCGACAGCACTAAGATAGTAGAGAGGAGGGGAGGGCTTAACTTTTAGGTACCGCTCGAGACGTTTTATTACCGCCTCCCCATTATCTTCATCGTTGATTTGCGCTAACGTTTCCTTGGGAATGTCAGCGAGTTTACTTATCGAGCGTATTCGAAAAGTACGTCCACTTAGAGGAGGATCGGTGTCAGTCAAACCAGGAATATTGACTTCGTCGTAAGCATGGATGATGGCTTCTATATGAAAGGTTACTCCATTACCTTTGCAATGGTTGATGCGTACACGCGCAGCACCGGTACCCTTGGATTTCTCTTCTTCGATGACGCCGTCGTCCATCTCTTCAGAATCGTCATCATCTTCTTTCTTGTCCGCCAAAACGTAACGTTCTCCCTTAAAGAGTACGGATACAGGCGGTGTCGCGTAGATCGCCTTTTTACGGTGCATTTTTGTTCCCCTAGCTCTCTAAAACTTTAAGGTGTGCCGCTGCAGACTTGAGAATAGCCTCACGACTTTCCGGTACCTCAGCCTCAATACGACGATGCTTACGCGTAGTTTGTAAACGCCTCTTGACGTCACCAAAACTAGCAGCTGCTTTCTGCTTCTCTTCCGGGGCTTCCGCTGCTGGCGCGACATCCTCACCATTGAGAACCTTGGCTAGATCTTCCTTGGTGGCCACCTCTTCCACCTTCTCAGGCTCCGGGGTAGGTACAGCTACTTCAAGGAGATCTTCAGACTCTTCTGCGGTGTCTTGTGCTGGCGCAGACTTTTTGTCGTCCTGGTATTTCACAGAAAACTCGCTGGTAATACCGTCAAGAGCGTTCACAAGATCGGGCATACCTTTTGTGCGCAGGTCTGTGATAAGGCTCTCGAGCCAAGGACGTATATGCTTAAGGGATTCATTATACCCAAGCTCACCGAGTTTTGTCTTGATCTTCTCGCTGAGTTCCTGAACTCCCTGGTCAAAAACTTCCTTGGTGCTCTCACTAATCTGCGCCATTGCTTTTTCGTAAATCTCGGAACCTACTTCGGAGAACTCTCCGGCGAGCAAATCCGACATACGCCGCTTCAACGCATCTGGAACAGTACCGCCTTTGTGATCGCGATTACTCGTCCGCTTAGCGGTTACTAGTCGGTTAATCTCTTTTTTGGACCTGATTACTATCTTACGCATGAGAACTGTGCTCCTATCTACTTGTAAAATCTTAGAGATACTCGCGCCAAATTCTAGCCGCCATATCACTGATTATACGGTCGTGCCCATTTATAGGTGCGCCATTTCTGTTGAGCACGATTGGGAAACCGCAATGTGAATCAGCCTCTTCTACCACCTGAGTATCAATCATAGCGCCTGGAAACATCTTGGTAAGCGCAAGGTGTAATTTTTGAGAAAACGCGTCTACTTTATCTCGGGTGGCGTTTGGATGAGGATATCCCTCAAGACTAAACTTGTCGGGAGCGCAAAGTGTAAACGTTACCTTGGCAACCTCTTTATCAGGATGACTGCGCAATATCTTCGCTTTCTCCCAAGAAAGATCTGCAGTAACCCCCTCAGTTCGCGCATGGAAGTGTTTTTGCTCATACGCGCATCGTGAGGGGTCTTCAATAGAAGCTAATGCAGAAGGAAGTGTTCCAGACGCCTTTTGTTCTTTGTACTCGTTGCTTACCGTGCCGCCGTCGCGGTGCAGCGCAGCAAACATGAGTGCGGCGTCTATCTTTTTTAGGTTAGAAACAGGGACGTGCGTAGCCACCTCTGGAGAAAAATTCCACCTAAGCGTAGTGTCTAGAATGAATGTCCCACCTGCGTAACGTAACTCGCGTGTTTCTGATTTATACTCCTTACGGATAATCGGAAAGCTGGATCCCGTACGTACTGTCTTCTTATGAGCTTTCTCAGCTAAACGATACTGCACACCTTTATAGAGAACCATCTCGGGCGCACGGTCTTTTGTAGAGGACATCAGATAGCTCCTAGCTCCAAATTTTATCGGAAAGTGCGACCACGTATGCTGGGTCTTCCACGCTGGAGCTCTCTACAAAGTAGAAGTCCAACATGCTCTCGTAGACTAAATGCCCACGAACCCTATCGCCCTTACCAGCACCATTGCGAATATGGTCACAGGTAATTCGACCATCGCTATGGAATTTACACCAAGGAAGTGAGCACTCGGTACGCTCTACTAAAGCACCCATGCTATGACCAATACGGTTCTTATCCTGCACCAACTTGGCTAAGCGGGAATCTTTTGTACGGTCAAAACCCTTTAGAATCTTCACATGCCATCGACCACGAAACGGAACAAGCGTGGCGTCAAATATGACCCCCTTTGCTTTCGTGTCGTCCATATTATCGTGGTCCTGATGAACAGGTTTTCCGATAAATGTACCGTAAGCTACACGACCGATTGGTGTACGCCAATCAGTAAGCTGCTGATAAGTGAACGCATCCATATTGCGGTTCGGAAAATCAGCTACTACGATAGGAACGTCCACTAAAACGTAGTCTGCAATTCGCGGACTAATGTGATAGCGCTCAGCAGCAAAAGGTAGCCAAGACACATCAAGAAATCCACAGGCGCAGTTGGCAGTTTTCTCGAGGTCTGCACCAGCTACACGAATAGTATTTCCAGATTTGTGTACGTCAAGCGTGTGCCCCTCAATGACAGCGGGCTCGTTAATGAACTTAGACCCATCGAATCTCCGTGAGAGGAAAACCTCTCCAACATGAAATCCAGGACCTGCAGAAACTATTGGGCTTCTCGTTAGTAAATTCATGATTACCTGGGGATATAGTTGATTCGTGCTTTTCAAAAGTGGTGGGAAGTTTTAGGCCTCCCACCACTGCGTGTAAAACACGACTAAGGACGTAAACTAGAACTTACGATTCGCAAGGGACTTCTGCACGAGGAGACCATGAAGGTTGAGCTCCTTCCGAAGTTGATCCCGCGTAAATTCGGTCTGAGCTTGCGGAACAGACGCGATGGTGCGCAGAGGAACATTATGGGGCACTTCGTAAGTCGAAGCAGTGTGCTCCTCAGGGATCATCTCTTCATCCACGCGAGTAACCGGGGTGACGATAATTCATCCCAGCGATCTCCTTGATGTGATGCTCAAGGACTTCCTGCGGTGCGCCCAACCACTCCTCGGCCTTCGCGATGACCGCGCGGAAGAAGTCGCCACCCTTCGAGCGGAAAGCGTCCTCTACGATATCCAGTGCGTCGTTCTCGTGCACATTCGCCGATTTAATCAGGCGAACGAGCTCGTCACGCAACGGATTCTCGGTGATGTAGTTTTTGAGGGAGCCCTCAAGTACGATGCTGGCGGTGTTAATGAGATGGTCTTTCATCTCAGCCAGACGAGCGCGATGCACGCCTTCAAGGTCCTGTGCAGCAGCGGTGCGCATGGTCTGAGCAACTTTACCGTGCAGTGCTTGCGCGGTATAGAAGCGGGCGTGTACATGCTTGAGGGTTTCCTCGAGGCCAAAGTTATTGATGCCTTCCAGCACGTAACGGGGATAGTCGGGGTCGGTAAACATGTCGGCATGGTCTGCGGTCATGGACTGCTGATCGTCAAACGCTACCTTCGCAAGCGGGTCACCGTCAACCAGCACTACGTACTGAGGATTACTGGTCTCCTCATTGGTCAGCACCATGTCCACGCGCTCTGCACCGACTTCACCGAGAGCAGTAATATCGCCCAACGTCTCATAGACAGGTTGGTCGAAACTGGCGGTGTCTTCTACGGATGCCTCCTTCTCTTTCTCGTCCTCCTCGTCTTCCTCCTCATCATCCTCATCAGCACTGGCTTCTTTCGGCTCCTCGTCCAAGAAAGACACCTCGTCCTCGTCCACCTCGAGAATGCCCTGCTCATCGCCTTCAGGGGCCTCAGTAACTACAGGCTCACAACCAGCGGGACACGGACCGTCACCCATAGGAGTCTCATCCACGACCTCTACGTCGTCGAGTGCAACCTCTTCACCCAGGTCGCCCAGCAGGTCCTCTTCCCCCTCCATAGCCAAGCGCAAGCGCTCGGAAAAGCTAGCTTCGGATTTTTTAAGCATACAGGCCTCTTTTTCGTCGTCGTCGTCGTCATTATCTTCATAGGGCTTTTCGCCCATTGTGGGCTCTTCGTCGCCGTAGTAAGCCTCTTCAATATCGTCGTCGTCGATTTCCATTCCGTCTTCGTAACCCATTTCCATATCCATAGCCATCTCCTCTTCATTAGCCCTGTCTGTATTGGTTTCTGCTAGATCGTCGTAGATATTATCGACGTCCGGCTTCATTGGCACCAAATCAGTAACCACTTCAACTTCAGCAGGATCAACTTCTTCTACTGCGTCGAAGGGACCTGAATCATCCACATTCAGATACTTTTCTTTAATTGCTTTGTCTGCATCGAATTGATCACCTGGGATGCGATCGTATCGACGCAGACGGGACTTGGTGGTCGTTCGACCTTTCAAGTCACTGTACGTTCGAGCTGCTCGTTTTTTCATTTACGTTCTCCTGATGTTGCTGGCAAAACCTGCCGTTGCTTAGACGTTTAATATTGACAGGTAGTAATAAAGATTATCGGATACCCAATAATCTGAGATACTCTTTAAGTTCTGCGTATAGAGAACTAACTTGTTCTTTTTTAACGTGATCTGAACGTTCGTCGTCCTTGGCAATCTCTAACATGCGCTCAAGACGCGGGGCAGCTTGATTTTTCCAAATACTTCCCGCTTCTGTTATTGCTAAATGGTATTCCGACCCTTTATACAGTAACTTCGCTGGAGGGATATTTTTTCTATCTGATGTCATTTTTTGTACAAACTGATTTGAGGTTACCGTAAATTCTTTACTAACCAGGCAAGAGCTTGTGATAGTTCCAAAAACGATGATGTTCCCGTACGGTCACCTTTTGTGTACGTACAAGTTATCGGAAAGTCGCCGCGTAGATTAAGAAACGAGATAACAGCGGCAGCGGTAGTACGTGGGTCAATTTGAATCGCTAATGAAAAGGTTGTCCCGTTGTTAGTGGTAGCAGTGACGACGCTGTTGGCTGGAATGCTTGCCTTAAGCGCGTTCCCAAACTCCCCCATCGCCTGCCCACAAGTTTGAATATACAGCGGAAAGTTATCCAATACGTTCCCGCTTACACCTTGTGAAGGGAATAAAGGATTAAAGCATTCCGCCGCACAGCTTCCGCTTGCTCCACAAGACGTATTCCAAACTCTGCTCCAAACTGGTGACATCTTAAATTACCTATTCATGTAACTTCCAGTATAAGGTAACATCAATTTGCACTTACGTTACGATTTACGCGGTAGGTAGGTTCGTAGTTGTCTCCCACCGTAGCATAATTCAAAGAAACGTCTCCAATAGCACCGTCCGGAGTAATGGACGCCTCGTACTGAAGCGGAGCTCCCTGCAACGCCGCTGCTATATCCGCAGGGATTTCTTCAAGGAAATGAACGGTTCCTATAATGTGAAATCCTAAAAAGGTATCTTCGTCTATTCCGGTAGCGTAGCTGTTGTGCAACTCAATAGGAACCTTCAATTTTGTGTCCTTGATGATCTTTAAGATAGGACGCAAATATTTCTTCCACTGCACTCCAGGACTGTTCTCAATCTCAGTAAGCAGATCTTCTTCTGAAGGACCTTCTTCAGTAGGAGCATCTTCAGGAGTACCCGCTGCAGCATCCTCCTCCGGCGGATCCTGTGCCACAACAATCTTGTTAACCGGAAGGTCATAAGGGGAAGTAACGATTGCATCGAGAGCAACTCCATCAGATGGGAGTTTAACTTCAGACGACATGGAACCACCTTTTAGGGGTTAAGATTTGGTGAACGGATTGGAATCGACGACGCCGGTAAGAATATTGCTTTCTGGAAGCGCACTCTCTTGTCGGCGAATTAATTTCATGGGGTCAATGGTCGCACTGAGCTTACTAGTAATGCGTCGTCCACCGGCCTCAGCAATTTTAGATAGCATTACGATTTCGTTGCTAACCTCTTTCGTAAGACCCTTACTGTCCATCCTACCCACAATGAATTTACGTAACCTATCGAAAGCTTCTTCCTGAAGTCTAATAGGAGGAATATATCCCAGACGAATAGCCAAGTACATCACAAGGTCGGATTGCATTCTATCCAAACCTTCTTTTCTCTGGAGCTCCTTTGGCAACTCTTCAGCCAGCTTCTTACGCTTATCTGCACGTGGATTCGTATGATCAATGCGGTCTAATATTTTAGCTACACGGCGCTTGGTTAACCCAAACACAGCTCCGTCTGCATCCCATAATGGAACCTTAGCTAAATCATCGACTATGCTATTGGTGGTTTCTTGACTAGCTTTTCCTACTACAAGTCTTTGCGGAAGATTCTTTACGTTAAAACGTGGATTGGCTAATCCAGCACCAAATCCTGCACCTGCACCGGGAGTAGGAGCAGCCGGAGGAGCTTCCCCACCCGCAGCAGGCGTTGCAGTTTCACCTCCACCAATCGGAGTTTCGGTGCCGAGGTCGGTGGCAGTTTCTGCGCCTAAATCTCCGGCTCCTTCCAAATCTCCCAAGTCACCCAATTCTGCCATATCTGCATCCAGGTTATCCCCACCCAGCATCCCATCAAGTTCACCACCAACATCGCCACCTCCGGTAAACGCACCGGACTCGTCAAAGCCGTACGATTTTCCTAATGCTGCAATGGCACGACGATGCTCAAACAGCTTTTTACGTGTATCCAGATCTGTATCAAAGCTTTCCAACGCTTTATCAATATCAAACCCAGCAACCTGGGATTTCATTCTGATGGGAATCGGGAGACCTGATTCCTCGAGCATGGTCAGAATGTCCAAGTAGTCGCGGTCTGCGATTGGTGATAACGGCTTATCCCATTCAACGGTGGGAATCTGGTATTCAGGGTCCGACCTACGGCGAGATTTTCTTCCTGTACGTACGTTGTGCGAGAGTTCCGCTTCCGTACGTTTTACGAACCCGTGCATTCTAGCTAGCTGCCGGAAAATCTTTTCGATAATAATTTTCCGCGTAAAGTAGGAACGTACAGACCGTACCTTCTCTAAGAAGGTAGACAGAATCATCTCCATGGTGTTATAGTTGGAATTCCCCGCTAAAAATTCCTCACTGACTCCTAGAGCGCGCATCTTAGCGGAGCTCAAGAAATCCCACTCGTCAGACAGTTTCCAGAAATCTGCAGCTCCCCCTCCGATTGGTGTTACTTCAACACCCTCACGGGTGACGACTTTTCCACCGATGGGGTCTTCTTCAGCCGCGAAGAAGAGGTCCAGCACTTCCGACATCTCCTCATCGGTAGCATCTGGCCACACTTTAATATGCCAGAGCGGTCCAGCGCGTCTACGCGATCCAGCGATGGATGCATCCAGCAGCGCCTTCTCGTAAATCTTGAACGGCATGATGCGCGTCAAGTAGGAGGTTCCATAATAATCAGTAGAGAAAACTCTACGCGGGAGGAACATGGTATTTTCTGGAGCTAGTGGGATGGGCCTACCAGCTGCCATAAGGTTTACCAGTACGGGGTCAATATCTCGACGCTGGTCAATAATACGCGGGTCGCTAGCGATAGCCCAAGCACGCATGTCTTCCGTAGGCTGAATGTCGATTACAGGGTCCAAACTTGGAATAGGAGACACCTTAATTGACACGTAATCCAAATCATGAGGAATGGTCTCTGTCCAGTACCCCAGACGCTCATCCATTATCATATGGAATACGAAGCGACCAAAGGTTAGATAGTCGCTTAGAAGCATGGGCATCATGGGTATTACGCCACTGGCGTAGATGGCGTCTTGATAGAACTGTAGAATTTCAGAGTCGTTAATTCCACTTAAGATGACGTTCTGACTGAACGCTAAATCCCGCCAGTACTCAGTCGTAGGTCCAGCAATCGGGTCGAACATGATTAGATTGCGGAATATTTTATTCTGAGTTTGGGGGTCGGCGGGCATAAAATCTTCGGCGATAGTCGGATCTTCTGCTCGCTCGAAGACTGGAGAGTAACGCTGCTGCATGTTGCCGCCCGCTTGAAGCGGTGCAGTAACATTGGTCATGGAAGACGCTTGCCGAATTTTAGGTGGGATTGCTCCCGAGGTAGATATTCCGTAACGACGACGGGCGCTAGGTGAGGTACTATGCGCACGCATTACCGCTGCCGTACGATTACGTATGCGGCGATAACGACCTTCTGTTTTATCAAACTTCACATTGAACATAAAGACCTCAAAGGCAGCCCACAGTGTTTCTAACTAGCAGAAATAACTACTAGTCTGTCCAAAGTGCTACTTTACAAGTAGAACAGTAGGACGCTTTTTCGTATTTGGCTAACTTTACACGCTCCATCTTACTTTTACAGCGTGGGCATACATTTTTGGTACGAAACGAATCAATCTCTTCAAATTTTGCAAGCGAGCTTATAGGCGCAACCGACGCGTTTGCAGCTGTGCGTAGCGTGGGAGAGCTCACCGCTTGCAAGCGTTTCTCGAGAATTTGTTGTGCCTGAGTAGTTTCCAATGCGCTTAACGTATCAGAAAACCCAGCGGATCTGAGAGTTCCCACTAACCGCTGCACACCACTAGTGTTTAGATCAAACGCGTTTTTCTTGCATACGTTATTGACGAGTTCGTAAATGTTCATCGTAGCTTTCCTTTATGAATGGCTGTTAATTGCCACCCCTACCATAAAATAACCCAACAGATCTTCCTTGCGCTGCTGCCTTACCTACAGTCGAAGCCCCGGTAAGAGATCCCCTACCAGACGACATTCCGCGTGCGCTTGCTCCTCTGAACACACCAGCTGTTCCTCCTCTGGCAACACGCCTACTGGCACTACCAAAGGAATGCTTGATGTATTCATCCTTGTGCTTTACAATTTGCGCATGACAAAGAACAGCTGATTTGAAAAGGTCGTCTGTACCGTTCTCGGGCTTTACAATCTTACGCCCAAACTGTTCCACTGTAGTGAGCTGCAATTGAAAGTGCGCCCTCGGATAAGCGGACCGTAACGCTACCGTGCGCATCTTCAGTAGTTCATCTGGATCCATCTCTGGCGTAGGTAGTCTTACCTTTACGTCATGTAGACCATGACTGAACTCATCGTAATCTTTCCACTTGAGTGTGTATTGCTCAGCGTGCACGTTATAGTTGTTACGCAAATCATGAATTTGAAAAGCACTCTGCCATCTGTCAAATACTACGTGAACAGGCTCGAACGCTTGTACAAGCGGAACAATCAACTCGTTATAGCACCAAGCTAGATCAACATGAAATCCCTTATAAGGGGCAACCTCTAAGAACTCTTCATAAACCAGACTGTCGCTAACTGGATCATATCTAGCTAGGCATAATGCGAATGAGTCCCGCTTCTCACCATTATCAATAGCAAGCACTCGCGCATTGAATAAATCTGCTCTCAAATTTTTGAGTACCGGGCGCAAGACTGATACTTCATCTATGCGCGACTCTTTTTCAATTACGTACGTAAACAAAGGCTCGAGCTCGCTGTCGTTAAGCACAAGCTCTTTCACTAACTCAGGACTTGGAAAAAACGGACTGAGCGCACGAGGCGGAATTGCGTAGAAATCGCGCATCAACGAAACAGGGTCACTTGACTTCTGCTCTTTGATTGTTGCTTCGTCTTCATCGGGGTTGACTTCCCACGTAGCGTAATGCGTGTATAGCATACGTGGACTACTCGGAGCTGCTGCTGCCCTAAGCATTATTGGATCTGCAACCGACGTAGGGCTAGAAATATTGAACATGTAACCGTCTAACGCATTATAGTCGTTTAAATCCCTACGCCTTTTATTCGCCTGCGACCGTACGGTAACCAAACTATTTTCCAGCGCATTGAAGACTTCTGTGCCATCCTTTATGCCTGCACGCCGCTTACCATCTTCCGTAGTATTAAACCATCCGAGCTCATCAAGCGATGCGCAAATTCGCGTTGCACCACGTAAGGTAATCGCGCTGGCAGCTTGAATGTGAATTATAATACGTTTGCTGGGGAAAAAGATAGAACGCTTGGGAGCATGATAGAGCTCCACCCCCAAACGTTTACCCTCATCCTTCATAAAGTTCCGAACTTCTTTGAACCAAGGGGACGACTCATACACCTCGCGAAAGGGATCCCAAAGATTGTCTTCCACCTGATAAATAGTAGGAGCTACGAAGACTGCTTGAAACAAAACGTTAGCAGGGCGATTAAAATAACGTGCGGGACTAGGAAGTGCTAGGTAGCGATGAAGAACATACGGGGTTGCAAAAGTAGCAACAGTATACGATTTCCCAGAACGCTGCCCCCATACACCACAAAACTCATTGGGCGGTACGGGACGTATCAACACGTTATCATCGAAATGATCGTTGTAGGTAGCGAACCTGGAATCAGCGGTCCAGTCGCTTAGCATCTCAGTTCGGTTGCGCCTACACTTTGGACAAACACCATGCTTCAGCAGAACGAAACGGTCTATTACGTTGTTTATACTATCGTCTACCGGAACGTTGTGAACATAGTGCGTATCAGAGCAAAGGTAACAAACGTCGCCAAAGAACTTAGAAAGAACCTGATATTGCCGTGGCCTGAGCTCACCAGAGAACCCTAAGAACTTGGAGTTTCGGCACCAGTCGATAATGTTCTCAGCAACTGGAAAACTTTGTTCTGTGAATATCGATGGATCGAGGTCGGCGGATATCGCCAAATTCATAAGCTCGATAGGATTTGGAATCGATCCGTCTTGCGCTTGCTCCAACTCTGCAGCCGCGTTCAATGCTGCGTAGATGTCACCATAGGTATCTTGTTTCGCAGTGGGAGAGGGAACTTTTCGTATTATAGATGAAGTCTTTGGGGCTACTACCAATGGAGAATCGGCAATCAGTACTTCCGGAGAAGAGTCAACCTTGGTTTCTGGAACCACCGGCTTCTTCTTGCTTCGCGCAAGTCCACCAAAGGCAGCGATGGAGCGCTTCTTCGGCGTAAACTTTTTCTTTGGCGTTTTTGAAGTCATACAATTGTTTTTCGAAACGACTATTGCAGGAGTGCTCTAAGCATCTTTATTGCAGGTATCCGTAGTAAGGGGCGGCACCGCTACCTTGGCAAAGGTACCCGTAGCTTTTTTATGTAGAGACCTAAGCATATTTAACAGATCTTGCGCACGCCTCGTGGTTTCAACTACTCGTTTTTCTGCGCTGTATAGATCTTCTACTAAGTCAGCCATTTCTGGGCGACCTTTGGCACGCATAATACGTATGACTCCTGTAGTGGAATGTGGGAATTCTTCATTGGCGGGATCGTCTGAAATAGGAGGCTGGTTCTCTGTAGATGGAGCGCGCTCTTCTGTATACTCTAAAAGCAGCGCAGTTATTCCAGCGCTTATATCTTTCTTGCTAACCTTACCAGACATTTCTCCCTATCTCCCCTCGTTATGACAGTACCTTCAGTAGTTGTGTTACCATCTGTTGCTGTTGAACCA